ACACTTTTTACTCTCTCCGTAGGTTGAAGATAGCGCCAGGCAATGGCCTTCTTTGCTATTAACGCACCATCCTCGTTGGTCTTTACATATAGGATACTCCCTCCATACTACTTTGCTCACGATTCCATCTCCTCTAATTCTTCCATGTCAAACTCGACATTGTACTTCTTCAGCTCTTTGCGAACTGTGTCTATGGTGTAATTCTTGTGCTTGCCATCCTGCGCGATAATCTTGTCGGATATGCGCCCCATTTCCTCCTGTAATGCAGATAGGTCATCTGTTGAGAAGCCGAACTTATTGCAGAGCGCAAGGTATGTAATCGCCTGATACCACACAGATGCGCGTTGGCTGGCTTTAGTATACAATTCCTCATGCTTGCGTTCCCATTCCTCGTCCAGCATCTTCTGATAGCGTTTGACATCGGCCATCGTGATAGGTATCTTATTTGGGTTTTTCTTGCTCATTTCTTCTGATCCCACCTTGTTCTGTTAATCCATGCGCCCGACTTGTGCGATGTCGGGCTTTCGCTCTCCTCATAACGTGCATGGTTTATTGCTTTTAATCCGTCCTTATAATTGGCATAACGTTCGCAATGTGAATGGCAATTATAGTCTTCAGTTACGCGCCTATCAGGGCATTGGTAACATGGGTCTTTACTATTCATAGAATCCTCCCAATCGGGCAATTCGTACACGGCCCATCATATAGTTCGTCTTCTCTGCCTTCGTACATAGCAGGGTATTTGCAGTAGTTATCACACAGGTCATCAAGGTCCTTTTCAAGTTGCTGGATAACGGACAGCTTAGGAGTTTCTCTTTCAGCCAGACATTCAACATCATCCGGGAGTCCGCACCCAATAGCCTCTGTGAACCATTTACATTGCACTTCAGATACAACGCCACATTTTAAATTTTTCCTCATAACTAACCCTTCCTTTGATCTAATATCCAAAAGAACATCCCTCGCATCTGATAATACTTTTGGCTCCCACATTTGATATACCCTCGAGCATAGAGCCAATTATAATTTGAGTTCGGCGTTGTCAGCCCTTTAAGCAGCCCCTTTTGGAACTTCGGAGGCGCCGCATCCTTTACGCATCCATCTATCAGATTTATCTTGCTGATAAGTTCAGCTGATGCGGTCGCAAGGCTTCCTGTCGGATCTCCCACTCCGGAGCCGTGCGGCATTCCTGATATCTCCGGAGAACCGAGGAAGGTCACTTCTTCGAGCTGATGCTTCCATTCCGGGTATTGGAGCGTGAAATAATACAACTCTCGGAATCTCTCCTTGCTTTTAATCTTGTACTTCTTGAAGTCCTTGTATCGCATCCTCGTCCTCCCTGATAAGCGAATAGTCGTCACAGTCAATCAGGTTTAGTTTCTGCTGTCTGGCTATCTGCTCATAATTATTGCAGGTATTTTGTTTTGCGCAGGTTTCACATAATCTCATTATTACCTCCCCCTTTGGATGGTTTCTTGTAATTCGGGCATTTATAAATCGTACCGATAGGCGATTCCTTGATGTCCTTATAATACTTGCACGCGTTTTTCAATTCACATCTAACGCACAGATGTTCTCTTTTATCCATTTCTGCATCCTCTAATAATCAATTACTCCATGCTCCCTTAAGGTTGCCATCTTGCTTTTGCCTTGCTCGGCCCACCAATACTTCCAAATACAGTCGTAATCCTTTTCCTTCTCGTTCCAGAGATAACCGCATCCGTCGGAATCCTCGAAATACTTGGGATGGTTGCGTGCCGGAAATGACTTTACTTCCGCTGGCTTATGCGCCAGCTTCGATATCGTGGCAACATTCGGGGCATTGTCATAATTGTTCGCGTAATCTTTTATGATATCTATTACTGTTTTGAACTCGCAATCTGCCATTAGCGTTAAAAGCGTACCGACGAGGCACTTATGGTCTTTCTTGTAGTAATATTTGCTCCATGTCGATTCAAGCATTTCCGCGACTTTTTCAATTTGGGCATTTGTCATATTTTCCCCTCCCCGACCTGACGGCAAAACCTAAGCCATGTATCTTCGTCCTTCGTCGGATCATCAAAAATTTCATTTTCCGCACACACGCCTTCTTGTGTGTTCTTTGTTTCTTCTTTGTTTATTCTTTTTGTGTAGTCACTCTGATGCTCTTTTGATGCTTTTTCGATGCTTTTTTGATGCTTTTCCGCTGCCCCTTGATTCTGGTAAAACGCGTAATTTTCAATGGTTATAGTTGTGCCTTTTGATGTGCTTTTTGTAGTCACCATTCGTGCTTCAGTGAGTGCATTTAAGAAATTCTCAACTTTGCGCCTACTCCAGCACCATCGCTTAGATAATGCCTGGATACTTGTGGGTAATTGGCCGCGATAAACATAGTTGCAATGCGGACCATCAATATGTTCAGTCGTTCCGTAATTAGCCCTCCCTATTAGGTCAATCCACGCTTGCCCTTTTGTAAAAGGCTCAGATAGCCACATCGGGTTACTTAAAAACGAGCGGTATACTTTGAACCAGTCTTTTTTATCGGACATCATTTTCCCTTTCCAATAATTTCGTTATTACTTCCGCGCTCTGATCCGGATGGCAGAACAGGAATGTTACTCCATACCTCTGCTGCATAGTGTCCATCGCCTTGCATAGCCGAAGCCCGGTTATTGCCTTCGGGCTCGTTTTAAGCCTCGGATTCAGCCAATATTGGACATCAGATAGCCTCTTGATGCCGTCCGTATTCTCTACGAGAATGTAGAGCTTTGATCCGCACTCTTGCGCAAGCATCAACTCACGCTTAAAGCGTTCGTGTTCAGCGTGCGCGCCACCTATGTTATTAGCTATTTCAAGCATTGACATTTTGGTATCAACCGACACCTTTGGCGGAAGGCAATAATCTCCAAACGCAAGCTTGCTCCGGTAAAGTTGGTGGCCGTTTTCTGACCACCACTTTTCCTTCGCTTCATGCTTTCCGGCTTGTTGGCGTGTATCGCATAAAATAACCATTAGAACGGCAATTCCTCGTCTTTTAATGGCTCAAAACCACCAAATGGGTTATCAGCCGTATTTGATGCGAAAACGTTGCTATCAGCCGATTTTGAGCCTTTAATGGTCTTTAATTCAGGCACCTTGTAATCATTGTTGCGGATTCTATCTGCGCTCATAACGGATGCAATGTAGGTGCGGTCTTTAATCTCTCCGCGATCGTTGTCATACTGTTCGTATGCAATTACGGCTCCGATGAGTTTACCCTCAATATCTGATGGTGCGAGCGTTCCAGCTACCACTTTAGAGGCAAGCTCGCAATTATTGGACTTCTCTATTGCGCTGATAAATGCCTTAAACATCCCCTTTGCCTTTTCAGAATAGCTTCTAAAGAATCTGTGCATATATGGGTGTTCCTTGCCCCAATCATCGGAGAATCTTCCGGCTTCTGTGCCTTCTGCGATGTCATAGATAATTTCAAAATAGTCTTTGTTAGTATTGTCTGTTGCCCCTACAATTTTCAGAACGTATCCTCCAGCTTGGAGCTTTTCTTTTTCTGTTGCTTCCGGGATTTCGTTGTAATCTGTAATTGGTTTCATTATTTTGTTCCTTTCTTATCTAATCCATAGTAGTTGCGGATTGTGTCATCAACGAGCTTTAGATCGTTTGAGATTTGCGCATCCTTAAACATCCCAATCGGTGTCTTGACAGGTTCCATTCCATTAGTGAGGAATGTGTATGCGCCATCATTGTTCTGTGCAAGAAGAACTATTGTGAATAAACCCTCGAGCGTGAGCTTCTCATCCAGCATCTTTCCGATGGTCTTTGCTTTGAGCTTCCCTTCTGCATTAATGTCGGTATGGTGCATCAGATAGACAATTACATCATCCGGTAACTGAAGGCTGATGTATTCAAGCATCTGCTGGAAGTGAAGCGCCATTTCGGTGTACTTGTCATAGCCTTTTTCCGTGGATCTTCTGAAAAGCTCAAAAGCCAAAAGGAATTGGCTATCGTCTATGACATATGCCTTGTATTCTTTGGCTGCGAGCATTCCTCCGATAACCTTATAGGTGTCAGCTTTTACTGTGGTCAGCTCTGATCTGAACGGCAACGGCTTATTTGCCACATTCAGAACGCAGACTTCGTTCTTCTTAAAATTCCTCAATGAAGTTGATTTCCCGGAGCCGCTTGCTCCTAAAACTAAAACAGCAATTCCCATGTTTTTTATCTCCTTTACTTAATTTGCAGACTCTCTTTTTCAATAAGCTCTGCGCCTACTACTATTGATCCGCCTTTAATGGCATCCTTTATGGCCGTCTTGTCAGGTGTATATGTAATCTTTTCTTTCATGTAGGCCTTGTCGAGCAATTCCTCATCTGCGATGAATACGCTTGAAGACTTGCGGAATGAAAGCTTACATTTAGGTGTTTCAAATTTAGTCTTTCCTACTAATCGCATATTGTCTGACAGATACCCGGATAGCCAATCAGCCTTTTTAAGAGCTGACTTCATACGCTCATCAAGAGCTTCCTTTTCAGCCTTTAAAGCATCGGCATTTGCCTTCAGCTCTTTTATGTAGCAAGCTACGGCCTCTGTCTTGGCATCAAATTCGCCCTTTAGCGATTCAATATCCTCCATGTTGATAATTTCCCCATCCTCATTTACTTGGATGTTGTCGAGCGCCTTTAGGTACTCGTCTGCTATTTCATATAGCCTCAATCTCTTTCCTCCTATAATCGTTTAAATATTGTTTTGCCATCCTCGGTCATCAAATCTACAAGCTCCTGATTGGTATAGTTCAGAACGAGGACTCTAACCTTTTTATTGTGTTCCGCCCAAAGCGCAGACAGTTGTTTGTTAATTGCTTCGGTTTCAACCGATAACTCATCCGTTAATGGTTCTTTAACGTAAAGCTCATAGTTGACAAAGTTCTCAACCTCTGCCCTTCTGATGAATGCGAAATGGCTACCCTTTATAAGCTCCCACGCTATGTCATCAAGCTCAGTGTCATACCCGATGGATAAATCCTCGAGCCTTTCTTCCGGCATTTCGTACATAACAGGCTCCACGCGCTCCGGGTTGTAACTTATAAGCGCCCAAACCATTAAAGCGGTCGCAACTATAAAAAAGACAGTTGCGCTATATCGTTTTGAAAACTCTGCTGCATTCTTAAACATTTTTTTCTGATCTCATTTGCTCTGTGCATTTCACTTGCGAAGTAGTGTTCAGCTTCAGCTCTCTCAATAGGGTTGTCTTTATCAGGCCGATAGTAGCCTCCACCCACATTGATGATGCAATCCCCATTAAGGTTCGCCTCTGTAACGAGCGCTCTGAACTCCCGGCTATTTCTGCTATCTACCTTTACGGAGTAGCGTTTCCCATAACCGATACTGTCAAATAGTTGTTGTGCGTTCATGTTTCCTCTCCATAAAATTCGGCAAACAGAAGAAATCTGTACCTTTGTAGTGGTAGTGGTATTCGGTATGCTCCGGATCATGTTCATCAGGATGCGTTTCAATGTAGTCGCATTTCCCGAAAAGCTCTATGAAGAACTCCGTTGTTAGATGCACTTGGTCGCGGCCTGTGTATCCGAAAGCGCATATCCCAAGCTGTCCGGTGCTATCTGCAACCAGCGCCGAAATTGCGTGCAGCCTTTCAATCAGGTAATAATTGTCCTTTGCCATATCGTACCTACCATTCCGGGCTTAACAGGATTGCCATCAGAAACGCACATCCGAATGCCCCACCGCATAAAACCATTGCGACTTTTCCGCAGAATGCTTTGAACTTTTGCTTGTTTAATCTGTACTTCTTTTTCATTTTCTCTCTCCTACTCACTATTAGTGAGTGTCATTGCTAAAAAAAATAAACCCAACACTTCTTTTGTAGTATTGTGCCAACTTAATTTTTACTGAATCTCTCGGAACTCTTAAACCTCTTTCATAGTAGCTTAATGCCTGTGGACTTACCCCGACAGCTTCAGCAACAGATTCAAGGCTTTTATCCCCTCGAAGTTCGCGTAATTTGCTCATTGGAAACCTCCTTTCGAGTTACCTATATGTAGTTATATTGTTCTGACACTATACAATATACACTCACTTTGAGTTAGTGTCAACAGTTTGTTAAAAAATATTTTCACAATTTGTGAGTTTTTTATTGATTTTCGTTCACTCATTGTTTAGAATGTAGGCGCATTATATGGAAAGGAATTTGAAATGGAAAACGAAGAAAAAAAAGAGTTCAAGGATGTATTCAAGAAATTAAGGGAAAGTAAGCATATTTCGCAAGCTAAACTTGCCGAAGATTTGAATATGTCAGCCGGAATAATTGGAATGTATGAAACAGGTAAACGCAAGCCAAGTTATGAAACGCTCGAACAAATTGCTGATTACTTTAATGTTGAAATTGATTATCTTACCGGGAGGGAATCAGTAAACATTGCAATTATTAACGAAGATATGGTTCCATCCATCGTAGCGCTCCAGGATAATGTCGAAAATGCAAACGCCTTGATAAAAGCCTTTGCACAATTAACAGATAAAGAGCAAACACTTGTAATTCATTTTGCTGAAGGATTAGTGCAACTTCATAACACAAAGGAGGGATAATTTGAAAACTAAAACATTCACATTTAACGGCACGCGGTACTATATCCGGGGCGAAACCGACAGCGAGATATTCGACAAAATGGTTGCGAAAAGAGTTGAGCTTGAAGTTGAACTCCGGATGTCTGATCCATCGCCTCTAACAGTTGACCAATGGTTTGAAACGTTTATGAAGACCTATAAATCGGACATATTAGAATACACCTATAAAACATACGAAGGCCTCTATAAAAACGCAATACAGCCCAAAATAGGGGCGTATAACCTATCTTCTGTTAAGCCGATAATGTGCCAACAGATACTTAACGATATATCAGGCCTTTCGGACTCTTATATCAAGAAGACGTATTTCCTACTCCGTCAGCTCTTTACCAAAGCCTACGATAATGACCTCATAACCAAAGTGCCTGTTAAGGGGCTGAACCTTCCAAAAGGCTATTCCAACGAGCGAAGGCCGCTAACTGATGAAGAACGCAAAGCCTTCCTAAAAGCCTCGCAGAACGGACGAAATTCGGGGTTGTTCTGCCGCATAATCTACTATTGCGGACTACGGCCATCAGAAGTTAAGCGCATCAGAGGCTCCGACTATAAAGACGGCATCCTCCATGTTCGCGGCTCCAAGACAAAGGCATCTACAAGGGATGTGCCGATTCCTACTCTGCTAAAGCTGCCAACTATCCCGGATGATGAGCTGTTATTCCATACAAGCTCCGGCAATCCGTTAGACCGAACCCGAGTCCGTCAATATTGGCTCGCAATTAAGCGCGACATGGGCTATCCCGATTCAGACTTAACGCTTTACTGTCTACGCCATGACTATTGCACACGGCTTCAGGAAGCTGGCATTGAAATAGACATCGCTCGGCGCTTAATGGGGCATTCATCGGTCGAGATTACCTCCAAAATCTATACCCATAACTCCGCCGTCACACTCAACCGAGCGCATTCGTTGATAAATCAATATTCTTCCCTCTTAAAACCGTCAAATTCCGTCAAAAAAACGCCTCAAAATGGCACTTTTCCACAGAATTGCTCGGCTACGAAAAAAGCCCCGAAACTGTTTAAGTTTCAAGGCTTACGTGGTGCGCCACGCGCGATTCGAACGCGCAACCTACTGATTCGTAGTGAACGCAAGAATGTTGATATTTGAACGAATAGCCATAATAATAGTAGAAAAATGCAACACATGGCAGAAAAATAGCCTGTGGAAAAACGTCAAAAAATGCAAAAATCCCTCCCGAAAAAGGGAGGGAAAATTGCATAATAGGAGGATAAAGCTATGCTTCCGATTTAATAACCGGAAGTTTCAATGCGGAATCGTAAGAAACCTTTACGATGCCGAGCTTATCGTCAAAATCACGAAGTCGAATGTAGTTAGTGCCTTCCTTTTCAATGGCATCGACTTCTATTTTTTTACCATTGCAAAGAACGTTGATTTTTTTAACCATTTCGGTATCCTCATATGTAATGTATGGGAGCAACCCCCATTTTGACCATTTACGGCCGTTGTATCCGGAAATAGAGCCTTTGTTCAGGCACGCGGTTATCTGAACGCCATCGAACCATTTAGGGGATGACTCAACAACGAGTCCGTTGCCGATGTATACGCCTATGTGTCCGGGGATATAGACAACAGCGCCCGGAATGTCGAGCAAATTGAAATTGGTTGATGTTTTGCAGCGCTGGATGATTGCATCCTCTCCGAGATCCGGAACGCCGTTGGAACAATATATCGCGCCTCCGTACATAGTGCCGTCAGCCTTAAAGCCCCAAAGCACCGATTTAATAAGCCCGCAACAATCGAATCCGTATGTTGTCGGCATTGATGATGCAATTCTATATGAGCGATCAGGTTGCCGATTATATGCGGTATTGTTCATGTAGCGCTTCTTATTAGCCTCGGTCATCGGAGCGCCGAAGCATCCGTTTACATATATGGTGTCAAGTTTGGCAATATATTTGAGTTTGTCAACAAATTCTGTATTATTCATTGCTACCACCTGTCAATTCGTATCCATATGGCAATTAGTGCGACTAAAAACAAGCCGCACTTAATCCATTCACTTATGGAGTTCATATACTTTGCTCTCGATGAGTGCTCTGATCTCGTCGTTGACATCAATTTCAAGCTTGGTTAGATTGCTTATAACGTATTCCAGGCGATCTTCTCCGGTTGAATTCCATAAGAGCTGCTGCGCAGATTCGCATAAGGTCTGAACTGTGTCACTGATCTGCTTTGCTTTCATTTCCCCAACCTTCGAGGAAAGCCAGGAGTTGAGATATGGCACTACGAAGATTGTGCAGAGCGCCATAACGATTTTAATAATCAGTTCTATCTTCTCCATTTTTAACCTCACATTTCTTCTTTACGATTTCAATTACTGCGGTCGCTACAAGTTCGGCCGTTCCGGCCCCCAGAACACAAGTAACGAGCGTATCTGGGATAGCCTGGAACTTCCAGAACAGAACGACCATCATTGCCACGAAGGCAAAAATAAAAATCCCCAGGATAATGAGGATCTTAGTTAATGTTTTCATCCAACTTTACGCTCCAAATCGTCAATTCTGTGATTAGCCACTGTCTGCTTTTCTTGAAGCACGGAAGCTGTCTCTTGGAATAATTGTGCGTAGTGGTTATGACTTTTAACGGTTTCTTTAAGTTCTTTTATGTCGTCCTTTATGCGCTGGATCTCGGCGTTCTGAAGTGCGTTCTGTTTATCTAGCTCGTGAGTCACTTTGTCTTGGGTAGATCTCGCAGATACGAAAATGCCTATCAGCGTACAAAGGCAAGTAAGTATTGTTGTGACTATTGTTTCCATTTTAATTCTCTTTTTAGTTTCCTCGCTTCCGGATTAAGATTAGTTTTCCCCTGCGCTCTCATAGTGCGAAGCACCGTAAATAGTTCTCATAGTCATACCCTGTTACGGCACTACGTGCGATGTGTGCGTAGCACCGTAATTACGGGGTGTTAATAAGGTCTTTAAGTTCTATAAGCAAGTCCATGATATTATCAAGTAACTCGTTTATAAGTTTAAGCTTCATAGGGTTCGCCTGTGATTTCTTGATATTGGGCAGGAGTTATCCATCCTCTTTCTACGGCATTTGCCACACCTTGTTTGTCAAGTCTGCCTTCTTCGTAAAGGCGTTTAATTCTTTCGTACATATTATCCCTCCAAAATTGCGATTGTTAGTTCATCAATAGCGTT